ACTGAACTTGGAATGGTAAAAAAAGTTGGTTCGTTACTAGAACAACCCGGAATTGATGTGAATGTGAAGAATAATCATGGCAACACGGCACTCATCATAGCAAGCAGGACTGGAGGCACAAAAATAGTGGAAATGCTACTAGAACAAACAGGAATTAATGTGAATGTGAAGGGTAATAATGGCCGAACGGCTCTCATGCAGGCAATCATGATGGGTCGCCCAGAAATTGTGAAAAAATTATTAAAGAAAGGAGCAGATATTACGTTGGAGGATAATTTTGGCAACACGGCTCTCACGATGGTAGAAGATGAGATTACGAAAACACACTTCCCAGAAATCAAGACAGCAATAGTAGAAGAACACAAAAAAGAAATAGTTGGTGGTAGGAAATCTTCTAAAAAAACTAGAAAAGCTAGAAAGACTCGCAAGGATCATCGCAAAAAGAAAATAAAAACCAATAAAAGGAAATAAAAATACAAAAAGGAATATGTATTAAAATTATATACTTTATATTTTTATGAACACCTTCATGTGGAACAACGCTCAACTTTATATTTTCAAGTGTGCTTTCATCCATAATTTCAGTATTCCCAATATCAGTATAATAACCTCCATTAAAATCCAACCTCTTCGTCATCAGACTCATTATTTTTATCATTTGACATTGCGAGTAAACCTTTCATCGCCAAATCTTCTTCATTACTTACAACATGTAATATTTTCCGCCCATTCTTCACGGTAATTATCACATAAAATTCAAATATGTATAGATAGTAGAATGAATGAATATTTGTTTCGATGCAATAATATTCGTGATGTAGAAAATAATATAGGTGAAGTTGAAATACCTGAATTCACTATGGAATATGTAAATAATCTTGATACGAATTATAAGAAACAATTTGCGAAAATTCGTAAAGAGAATAATAACAATGATGAAATATCAATAAGAGAACTACATAACAATTTCGAATTGAACGAACTGTTTATCGAACATATGGACTATATTACAATATTACGTGATATGGTTATTCAATATGTGAATATAACTGAAAAACACAAGAGAATTCGTATGTATTTTCAAGACATTCTCCCAATTTTACAAAAAAATAAGGAAAATATAGAAGAGGTAATACAAAGGATGTAAAAATTGATTTAAAAATACTGTGTTATATTCAGATAACAACTATAAATGAGTAAAAAGTCGTGTGCGATTGAAAGTAAGGTAAATGAAATCACGAACAATGAATTGGTTAAAAACGTTCATACTGAAAAAATAGATACCCCCAAACCTATTTTAAAGTGGGTAGGTGGGAAAACGCAAATAATAGATAAACTTGTTTCAGATTTTCCAGTTGAAATAAATAATTATCGTGAAACATTTTTAGGTGGAGGGAGTGTATTATTAACTTTGTTATCGTATGTAAAAAAAGGTATTATAAAAATCCGCGGTAATGTATACGCGTATGATTTGAATGAACCATTAATTTATGTCTATAAAAACATTCAAACACGTCATACCGAATTATACGAAAAATTGCAAGACATCATAAAAGAATTCAATGATTGTGGTGATGGGGTGCTGAACCGAAAACCTGCTAACATCGAACAAGCAAAAGAATTAAGAGAAAATTACTATTACTGGATAAGAAGTGAATATAATAAGTTATGCTTAACCGATAAAAAAGATATATTAGGTTCTGCGATGTTTATATTCTTGAATAAGACGTGTTTTAGAGGTATATTTAGAGTGGGTCCAAACGGATTTAACGTTCCATACGGGCATTATAAAAAACCTGAAATAGTAAATAAAGAACACGTAGACGAGATACATAATTTAATTCAAGACGTAGTGTTTGAGCACAGTGATTTTAATACATCACTCACCAATGTAGAACCAAATGATTTTGTATATCTTGACCCTCCTTATGCTCCTGAAACAGAGACTTCATTTGTAGGATATACAGAAAATGGATTCAACATAGAAAACCATAACAATTTATTTAACTTGATACACAATTTAACCAATACAAATAAAAAAATAATGTTAAGTAATGCGGATGTAAGGTTAGTGCGTGAAAATTTTACAAATGAAAAATATACCACATTCGAAATTTTATGTAAACGGTCAATTAATTCTAAAAATCCAGACGCGAAAGCAAAAGAAGTTATTATAAGAAATTACTAATTGATTTTATCCAATATAGATGATACTAAATCACTAAACTGAATGTATTCAATGCCCCATGAACTAGCCAACTCCAATATTTGTTTTGTTTTTTCTGTAATATTCTCACCAAAATATTTGGTTTTTCCATTTAGTAATTCTTCTTCTTGATATGCTACACAAACAATTCTGAGTGGTTTTCCATATAATTCAGGTATATTCTGATATTTTATAAATGTGCCATATACCTTTTCTCCAGCTGTTCCAGAAACCCACCAATTAGATGTTTTTACTTCATACATGTATTGGTCTGTCTCCCAATCAGGTTCAAATCCATCTTTTCGAACAACTTTTCTTGGATTTTCGCCTCGTAATTGTAGAACGTCATATACTAGTTTTTCGCCTAATAATGTAGTCCATTGTCCGTTATTTTCCTGTGCTATCATCTCATTACCCCATTTTTTTTCGCTCTCCTGGGCTTCTTTTTTTTGGCGTGCAATAGTTGTGCCGGGTTTTTTCAATACAGTTTCAGGTTTAGTTAGAGCCCACGCTATGCGTTCTGTAATATTTGTATGTAAATCACCCATCTTGATATGTTATTGAAACATATATTAGAAATCAATTTTTATGTAGACTGGAATGTCTGTCTAAATATCAATATAGATAAACGATTGATATTTAGTTTGTGTTTAACGAGTGTATTTTCCAGCCCTAGCAAAAGAATCCACTACGAAGATAACAAATACACCTAAGAAAGTATATAATAAAAATTCTTCTGTAATGTTATCAGTTTTCTCGTGTTGCTGGTCTTCTAACAAATGAATCATATAATTAATCTTTTCCATCAATTGAGTTTCTCCGGATGAAGATGACCCCGAAATTCCCATCTTTGCGTAATATGGAGAGGATACTACTGTAGGTTTATTATTATAACTTTGACTATAATTGCTAAGAGTTTGAGAATGGGTATCATTTGCCCCATAATTTTTCATTTCACCTAAAATATTCGCTGAAGCCGCGCCCCCTGAAAATTGAGGCATAGGAGGTATATACTGTTTTAATTCAGTATCGTCATTATAGTCGCTATTTGAGTTCATCTCTGGGGGAGATAATGGTTTAAATTCACCCATTTTGTTATTATCATCGTCTCCGACAGAAGAAGTAATTTTATCCAATAAATCAGTTACACGAGAAGTACGTTCATCGCTTGTATTTTTAAATTGTTCTATAGTCTCTGACCCACTATTTTCATATTTGTGTTCGTTGGTGTTCTCTTGTGGTCTTATTTTTACAGTTTTTCTAATACTTGGGATTCTTTTTTTATTAGATGGTTCGTCGTTCGTCCATGATGATGCTGTTGCTACTAAAGACATAATTATATTTATTTGTATTTAAAAAATAAGTAGATATTAATTTGATAATCTAGAACCAAAATACAACATAAAAGAAAATATATGGTCTATTTATATAATGAAACTTACTAATACTGTTGCTCAGTTCATACCTATCGTTGTCATATTCTTGTTGTTGTCACAATATCAGGGATGTGTTAAATTTAGTCATACAATTTTAGGGAAGATAATGGCGGCATTTGTAATACTATTTTACACATCAATTGATAAAGTTCTCGGATTATTTGTTTGTGCGTTGATCATTTTATTCTATCAAATGGATTGTAGAGAGAATATGCTAAATATTGAATCATTCGATACAATTGAAGAAGAAAACGATGAAGATGAAGAAGACGAACTCGAATATAATGAAACAAAACCGGCTAAATCTTGCGACGCTTGTGGTGTAAAGAATATCGAAACTTTTGAAAACTATGAATCCAGCAATGAGAAAGTCGTAGATAATGGTGCCGTTCAAGATGAATTTAGAAGAGAACATTGTCAAAATGGTGTTTTAAAACACAAAGATATGAATGTAAAAAATGAAATGGCACAACACGTATATCCCGAACTAAAATTCCAAAATGAATACTGTAATGCGTGTTCTCCTACGTGCAAGTTCTCTATTGTTGAATCTAAATTAAAAACCGAAACGAAATTACTACCAAAGTTCTCAAAGGAAAATCTAAACATAATGTAAATAAATACGATGGTAAAGTCTGATGTAAAGAGTATGTTTGACTATTTACATTCAAATATCCAACGTATTAATGACAGTAAAGTATTCGCTGGATTAATGATAATAACATTAAACATAGTATCAAAATATGTTAATATCGGTTTGAGTAAATCAATGGAATCTTATTTGAAATATACCTTTAGTAGGCAATTGTTAGTGTTCTCTATCGCTTGGATGGGTACTCGTGATATATACATAGCTTTCTTTATTACATTTATATTCACGTTATGTGCTGAATATCTATTCAATGAAGACAGTGTATTTTGTGTTTTGTCCGAAAATTTTAGTGAATATCACAAAACATTAGTTGATAATGAAACGAATAATTCAGAAAAGGTAACTGATGACGAAATTCAAAAAGCAAAAGACATTTTAGAAAAAGCAAAGAAACAAAATAAAATGATAGACGAGAACTTCGAAGGGTTTTCGATGAAGTGATGACGTGATTATTATGCGAATATTATATTTGCATAATATAATTAGTATACATCAATATGGATTTAGACATTCAAAAATTGAAAATAACGTTAAATACAAACGTAAAAAATAGCAAACCGATTGAATTTATAAAAGATGTGCTGTATCATCCAGAACATAAATCCTTTTCTGATATTGAAAAATACCCATATGTAACCACAAGACAATTATACCCAGAAGATTATTTATCTGGATTGGAATACGACCAAATAGTAAATATTTTCTTTAACAAAACAAATTTTGAAGATATGTTAAATGAAAACAAAGTAGCAAACAAAGTAAAGGATACTGCTTATATCTCA